CGGTTCATATGTGGCCTTGAACGTGCCGACGCCCGCGAGCGTGTTTTCTTCGGAGACGATCGCGCGATCTATGGGCTGGGCGATAGGACCTTCGAGCGCTTCCATAGCGAGGAACATCGTTGCGCGAACGACGGCGAGCGGAAGGCCGACGACGGTGCGGGGCCATTGCAACGATTGTGCTGCCAACCGCTTATCGCCGATCGATGCGCGATAGGTCGTGTCGATCGCAGAGGTGGCGCGGACTAGGGCGATCTCTTTCTCGTTGGTCGAGGCGTCGGCCCAAGCCGAATAACCCATAGTTGCGGCGAAATTTTCTGCCGTCGTAACGGCTGCGTAGGAGTTGGCATCGGCGAGCCCGTCGCCGGTTTCGATGATGATCATCTGATATTTAGTCGGAAACGAAAAAGGGCGAGACCGAAGCCTCGCCCTTTGATCGTTAATGCGACCGGAGATTAGCCGTTCGTCTTGAGGGCGACGATAGGCACGTTCTTACGGCTGTAAACGCGGTCCCACGCGGAAGCTGAATCATATGCCGCCAGCGTCGGTGATGCCGTGTTTGCGGCAACAGTGGCCGTAGAGGCAGAGCCGACCGGATGCAGGACGAAACGCTTGCGAACAGTCAGAGTCTTCAAGCCACCGCCCTTGCCGAGCAGGTTGGCCTTTTCCAACGCTACGCCGTCTTCGCCGAGATCGGCTTCACCGAAGGCTATCGAGCCGCGACCCAGCAAGAGGGTCGTGTAGGTCGGACGATAGGTGCCAGCAACGGGCGCAAGGCCGTCGTCGAGGATGACCGGGATGCCATGATAGGTGATGAAGGGAACGGTGTCGCTGGGAGCAGAGAAGCCGGAATCCGATTTCACCATGTTCGTGTAAACCTGAGAATTCATGTAGATTAGCGCAATCTTCGAACGCGCATCGCCCATGGTTTGCATGGCGTCGGCGAATGTTGAGAATGTCGCGCGCTCGGCGTCGAGCACGGCGGAATTGACGTCGTTCACGACGCTCTTGATCATGTCGCCGCCGTCGTTTGCAGCGTTGTCCTTCAACAAGCCGCTGATCTTTTTCAGCGCATACTGATTGAAAGTCTCGGCGAAATACGGTGCGACGACATTCTGCGCGACGGCATCGAGAATATCTTCGCCAGAGACGACGTCGGCGAGTTCGGACGTTCCCCATGTTTTCGAAACGAAATCCTTCTGAAAAATCTGCGGCTTTCCGCCGACAGACGTGATCGTCGCTGACGTGGTGTCATCCATAACGATGTCGGGAGCGGTCCACGCGGAGGTCGCGAAATTCGGCAACTGGCCGACATTGCCGCGCTCGGCGGCGATAAGATCGAGCGCGGTCGAACGAATGATCGCACCAGAAGACATAAGGGCCGACTGCGTGATCGCGAGTTCGGACGTGTATTGACCGTAAGAGGTCGGGTTAGTGATGTCGGTCAGACCAGTGTAGGGCATGATTTCTCCAAATAAAAAACAGAATTGAGTGACCGACAGTCAATTCTGCCGGGACGAATTTTCGGATCGTCCCGGTATTTATTCGGATGCCATTTTTACCCGTGGATTAGGCTTTCCACTTCTTACCGAACTGCAATGCGAACGCATTTGCTTGCGCCGGGTTAGTCCCGGCGAGTTTGTTGAACGCATCGTATGTAAAGGTTTCGGCGGTGAATCCGCCGCCCGAAACGGTGCCGGGACCAGTCGCGCCTGAGCCGACATTCTTGGGCGCGGAGATCACCGCCTTGCCTTCGTCGGATGCGAAATAGAGCGCGATGCTGTCGGCGATTGGGATGCCCCCGCGTGTCGCGGTGCCGTCTTCGCTGAGCGCGGTCCCTTGCTTCAACCTGAGCGCCGTCATCTCGGCAAAAACGGGGCTTACATTATTGGCGACCATTGCCTCGGCGATCGTCTTGTCGATCGTGATTGTGGAGAGTCGCGCATTGAGAGCGGAGATCGCGTCATCCCGCTCTTTGACCGTAGACGACCATTGCGTTTCGAGAGCTTGTTTCAACTGTTCGACATTGCCGGTCGCGGTCGCGGCTTGCTCGATCGCGGCGTTCGCCGCGCTGGTCGCGGCGGTGACCGCATCCTTGGCCTTCTTTTCCCTGTCGATCAGTTCGCTGTTTTTGCCGAGAATTGACGTCTTTTCGCCTTCGAGCGCGGTGACGCGGGCAAGTAGTTCCTCGTAGGAAGCATTCTCTGTGATGTTTTCCGTAGTGGATTCGGCATTGTCTTGAATTTTGGTCATTTATTCCTTTCGCCAGTAGCTATGTGGATTGCGGCGGCAGGACCGCGCATGGGTATTTATGCTGCGGCGGGGAATTGAGCGCGAAGCTGATCGAGCGATTTGTATGTGCGGGTTTGCTCGTATCGAAATAGCTCATCGAACGGGATATCGCCCGAGCGGTAAAGAGCGGCGCGACCCTTGCCCATGCGTGCATTTTGCTCAGCTTCGTCGAGTGAATTGAAGTATTGCTCGTATGTTCGGTGACGCGGAACGGTCCCATCGCCTTCGGTGTGGAAGATCAGAAGCGACCGGCAGCGGTGATGACCGGGTGGGATGGGATGGGCGGTATGAACGGGCCAAATCTTCCCGCTCAGCGATTGGCAATGCGGGGTGGTGCGACCGTCGAGCACCGACGACCATTCGACGAAGCGGACAACGCCCGAGGTGATGGCGGTCTCATATCGAGCGCGGTTGCTGATCGTTGATGATGATGTGAGCGCGATCGTCATCGCCGAATAGCGCGAAATATTGAGAGCCTTGCGGACGCCCCGCGCGATGTCTTCGATCGGAGACGAGTTGACGAGCCCGATGCGAACGACCTGAGTTAACCGGGCGAGGCGCGCGCGCGGCATCTCGGCGAACCATGAATCGAATAAATGCCCTTCGAAGGGGGAAGTTTTGACAAGGGTCGCGAGATATTGTGCGGGTGGAATGTTGACCGCGAATGTCTTCGCCGTCTGCGCCGCTTCGTGCTCGGCGAGGCCGACGAGATTGGTTTCGAGCCCATCGGCGGCACGCGAGTAAACCCGGTCATTGATCTCGCGGAGCGTATTTTGCATCTCGACGAGACGCGCGGTCGTAGCGGGGCCAGTATCGAAACCGCGTTCCGTCATCTTCGCATATCGGTCGAGAATCTGATTTTGAATCTCGGCGTCGGCGCTGTTGAGAAGGCGAACGATTTTGCGCGACAGGCCGCGACTAAAGCGCTCTGCCTCGATCGCTTGACGCATGACTTTTCGGTATAAGAGGGCGTCGTTCACCCACTATTTAGCGCGCGGGTCAGCTTTTCAGATAAGCGCCTAATATCACACCAGCGAGGCCGATCAGCCCCGAGAGAATAGTGTTCCAGACCGAAAGCTTGATTTTTCGGCCATCGTCGCGTCGGTTAGACTCGATAAGAGCAAGGGTGATCGCATCGCGCGTTTCCGCGCTGGTTGAATTCAACGTGTCCCGAAGAACGATGTAGTATTGCAGTTCATGGTCGGGAACCGATTTAAGACGCTTTAACGCGCCTTTGACGCTCGCACTGTCACTGATCGAAATTTCTTTAGCGATTTTTTGAAGTTCCATCATCGCGCGGCTCCTGACACTTGCATCTTTCGACGCCCAACGACTTTAAGGTTTTGAAGCTGTTCGATCAATTCGTCGATATGGAGGTCCAATTCGTCGGGGTCGCACGCGTCTGCCGTGATGCAAATGACGCCATCTTTGTCCTCAAAACCCGGTGGCCGATTCCAAAGCCGAACTCTGACATGCATACAAACACGGGCGCTTGTCCCTGAGCCGTATCTCACGGGAAAAAGCTCGAATGCATCCCAATCTGCCAAGGTCCGTTCCTCCCGCTGGTATGACGAAGCTGATTAGCGCGTTATGTGAGAGCCGTCGCCGAGCTTCTGGCCGCGCCAAAATAAATGGAGAACATATGACGTATCACATCACCGCAGATGTTGATGGGAAGCAGGAAACGGTAACCGCTGAGAGCATCGCCGGGGCGGACGCCTACTATTCGGATTTCGAAGATAGGAGAGCCACGAACATCGCCGTCCGGGACGATCGCCGCGCATATTCGGCTTTAGAATGGCGGGCGAAGGTCGCGGGTGGCGATTAGATTTCGTCGGACGGTGTATCGAGCATTTCATCGTCGAGACGCGCGGCTTCCTCTCTCGCATCGAAATTCTCGTCAAGCTGCTCGCCGAGCAGAAGCAACTTCCAATACGTCTCTTGCGAGAGGTCGCCGTTCATTCTGATCTTCGTGAGTTCAGCCATCTCACCAGCCGTCATGGGCAGCGGCATGAAATCGACCGAAGGCGTGTAGATGATCGGCTCGGAATTGAGCCACAGGGCAAGCCATTTCAGGGGGCCATTATTCAGCTTCCGACCTATCTGCTTGGCGAGCGCCGCGAGAGTAGCATTTTCGCTCGACCGTCTGATCGCTACGGTTTCAGCCGACTCGGCAGCGAGCTTTTCGCTCGCGAGAAGGCGTGAGCCGACCGCAACCATTGCCGCTTCAATATCGTATTTTGACTGGCGTAGCTGGTCCATGCCCGACCCGCTGAATTCGAGATATCCGAGCTTGACGGTCTCTTTCGAGAATTTCCAAAGCTGGTTCGGTGCGATCGACAGGCCTTCCGGGAGATCGGCCCCCGCAACGTATGGCACGGGCGCGGAATGCCAGTAATCGCACATCGCGATGTTGGACGATGCGATGTAATGCTGCGCATTGAGTTCGGCCAATTTGCATAGGAAAGACGGCGCGGGTTTGAGGCCAGTGCCGCCGATCTTGACGAGATCGAACGGAATTTCGGTCAAGGGCTCGCCGTTGAGTTCCGGGATATGCGTCTCGACGATCGCAAAGTCTCTGGCCTTGTCGGCCTTCTCCCAAACATTGACGGTGTAGATGCCGTCGATCAGCACGAGTTCCCGAATCTTGCGCGCCGTTTCTTCGAGGCGAACACGGGAAATGCGAACGGTGTTGCGGACGATTTTAGTCTCAATGCCGAGGATGGTTTCGGCGGGGTAGACGCTGATAAAGGGACGATACCCTTCGTCGATCGCGTCCGTGGGCGAAGTGCCGGGGGGCGCGATTTCTGCGGGTGGGTCAACGAAGACACCCGTAAAATTTGTGATCAGCGTCTCCCGATCGAGATATTCGTAGAGGTCGTCGATTGACATGCCATCGGGCGTGATCACGTCGAGGCAGGGAGCGACGGCATCGGGTGCGTCGATCGTTGCCGACTTGCGCAACATAAGCCCGAGAATACCTTCCAGCGTCCGCGCGGTCGCCGGAAAGAACGGCGTTCGCATCTTCTGGTTCTCATATTCACTATTGGTCGAGCCGGGGTCGCGGGGGAGATATATTGGGCCAGCGGCCTTCACGGTGCGGCTGCCCGCGATCATGTCGCGGACAAGCTGCCAATCCGCGCGAGCGGCAGCGATGTCGGGGTCGATTTGGTTGATCTTCGTCGTCATCGACTATTTAGCGCCACAGACCCGCACGGCTCGCGGTGAACGTCGCCGGTCGATCGCCGCCGCTCAGCCACGCAAGGGCGTAAACGAGCGCGTCGAGCCGATCAGGCGAGCCATCCCGAGTGCGATTCCATTGCGGGGTGAAGGTCGTCATCTGATCTTCGAGCTTTTCGAAGACACCGGCATGGGTAACGCGGTGCGGCTTGATCTCGTAAAGGGTTGCGACAGGCTCGGCGCGGAGCACTTTGCCCTTCGTCGCGTGTATCGTTTTGACGACGACGGTCGGGTCGATGTTGCGGATTGTCTGCACCGCCATGTCACCGCCCTGATTGATCTCGACGACAATCGCGTCGGCCATATGGCGATGATAGGCGGCGACCGCTGCCGTAGCCCAAGTGTTGGGGCTGCCGCTCAGGCTCGCATCTTCGAGAACGAAATATTGTTCGGCGTCGTCGATCGCCGCGACGATGATTCCGGCTTCGTCCCCGGTCGCCTTGATCGGAGGGTCAACCGCGACGACCGTGCGCGCGAAGTCAACGGATAGCGGCGCGATCGGCGGGCACCGCAAAATCCAACCGCTTTTGAATAGAGCGTTCTCGTCATCGTCCGCAAAATCGCCGTCAACGAAGCGCTTTCGATCTTTCGACGATAGGGTCGAGAGCAGGTTGCGCTGATAGTTTTCGCCGATGTTTTCGGCGTTGTCGTCCGCGACCATTTTGAGCGCGGCATAGTGTTCTGGATTGTCGAGCGGCTGGCCGTCAGACGGGCGCAGCTTTTCGATAAAGAGCTTGTATATCCAATGCTTTTTCGATGGCGGGTTGCAGTCGATCAGCATCTTTTCGCGGGCGAGGCGTTTGCGCTTTCCGATGCCGCCTTCGAGCCGCTGTGAAAGGCGCGTGACCGCGAATGAAAAGGCTTCGAAGCTCAGTTGCGATGCTTCGTTGAGCCATATCGTGATGAATTCTTGCCCGAGAATTCTTTCGAGCCGATGCGCGTCGTCGAGACCGAATAGCGCGATGACGCTGCCGTTCGTCGGATGCTCGATCGTCATTTCGACGGAATTGATTTTGCATTTCGACCATAGTCCCGGCCAGAGCATTTCCATAGTTGCGGGAAGGGTGAGATTGAAAATCGTCGCGCGAACATCCGTCGCTGTCGATCGTATTATAGCGTGGCGGGATTTCGGTATAAGCGCCCAGCGCTTCAATGAAATTTCGGAACAACCGTGAGATTTTCCTGAGCGGCTACTCCCGTATGGTAGAAGGAAGATCGCTTCGCCTCGGGCGAGTTCGTATAATTCCTCTTGCTTCTTAGTCGGCTTGTATTCCTTGTTTTCTGTCATTCATTCCTTTCGGCCAGAAGCCTATGTGAAGGGCGGCAGGACCGCGCGTCAGTATTTAGGCTTGGGGTTTGGAATGGCGCTCAGCGCGGCTCAGGCGGGTCGTCAGAGGGTGTTTCAACGATGATCGGGGGTGACGCTGGCCAAGGTGATCGGCTAACATTCGCGTGGGGAGACTGATTATGCGAATTTTGGTCTTGGCGATCGTGACTGCGACGCTCGTATCAAGTCGGGTCGCCGCACAAGGTGTCGAGCTTTGGCGCGGGCTATCTGTCGGAATGACTGAGGGTGAGGCGAACTCCACCCTGCCACAACGCGAGGTCGATCTGTTCAAGGGGTGCCGCGCGGGAGTTGATAAGACGTTTCCGAATGGCAAGCTCCAATCGGTCACGATCAGTCAGAAGACTGAATCGGCAGATACGGTTTGCCAAGACGCTATTTGGAAAACCCTGTTAGAAAAATATGGCGGGCCTGATCACGCGTTTCGTATGACGCCGCCGCCCGGTAGTCCGTCCTCTTTCCCCAATGCCTACGTCTACGTGTGGAAATCGGCTGAAAGAACGATCGAATATCAGGCGCAAGTGGACGACAAGGGGTGGTCGCTTACGTATCGCGGACCTAAAGTCGAAAAGTTGGTTCCTTACGTGGAGGGGTTGTGAAATGATCATTGCCCAACAGGTGAAATCCTACCTCGACAGTGAGGGCAGCGATTTTTGCGATGATTGCATCGCGCAACTCGTCGGACTCAAACGTCGGCAACAAGCACAACGCGTTACCAGCGTTCTCGCACTGACGCCGGGTTACAACCGATACGACGGCAAATGCGATAGCTGCGGCGAATTCAAGCTGGTCATCGGCCCGAGAGCCGGAGGCGATAAATAGACCGATTATCCCACACTATTCGGGACGAAACCGGTGATCGTATAGCCCACGGTATAGCCCGACTGCGGATTTCCGACGCTGATTGGATAATTGTTTAGGGAAAACAGTTGGATGAGGCGTTGGGAGCAAATGAGGGAATATCAGTTGCTCTAAATCATGCCCTCGTCATCGCTCGTGAATTTCATCACGATCTGGCGATGATCGACCGCGAGTTTGTCGCCGAAGATGCGGTTGCCGACTGTCTTCGCCCATCGCCACGAAACATCGACGAGCAATTTGTCGCGCTCGATTGAGCCGGTCGAGAAACCGGGCTCGCCTCGCGCGATCGAGAATGTGTTCTCCGCTGCGGCGTAAGCGCCCATTTCGAGCGCGAGACGAAGCCGATCTCGGAAGTCGGGGTCTGAGTGAGCCTTCCATTGCAGGGCCGATCTGCAAACCCCAAGCTCGGCTGTAACAGAGGTCATATTATCGCCCGCTGACAAGCGGAGCAGGGCGCTTTCCAATTCCTCGTCGGTAATTGCGACGTGCACTCCTCGCAAATCTCGTGGCCTCTTTGCCTGAGTTTCCTTGGCTATTCTTTGCTCAGCCAGCGCCGTCGATACTGATCGCGTCAGCGCCTTGGCGGCAGAGATACGCTCGCCGTGATCTTCTGGCATTTTAGGATTTTGATTTGAGGTCATAACGGTATTTAGGCCAGAGGGAGTTCTCGGGAGGGATGCAGTGCCAACACGGGCTGAACGAATGGACGACGAGTATGAGCAGCTTTATCGCAATACCGGCGAACTTATCCGCGAATGGGCTGAGTTTGAGCTAATTCTGGCATGGCCTCTCTCCGCGATGCTTGCGACAGACGAGTTGCGCGCGCGGGTTATATTGGGGTCGATCAGGTCTTTTGACGCGAAGCGCCGACTCATTCTTCAACTCAGCGCGACATACGCCGACGATGACACCCACGATTTTCTTGTCAGTCTGTTCGCTCGGGCGCGAAGCTTGGCTCGAAACCGCAACATGCTTGCACACCAGCTTGGCGGGGTGGCTGAGCGCGTCAATCAATGCGTTTTCATTTCCGACGTCGATGATCCTGAGATCGGCACTAACTTCCTAAGTGAGAGAACTGTCGATCAAAACTCGATAAAGGGATGGGCCAAGGAGGTGGCGGGGTTGCGGGGGGAAGTGATGCGAATGTTCAGC